GTAAAGACGCATCAAGACGTAAGTCATATTGCGCTCGTTCTGCAGGACAGATGAAACAATTCCCTAAAGCTGCTAAAGATCCTAATTCAAGATTAAGGCAAGCGCGTAAGCGCTGGAGGTGTTAAGTGAAGGGCAAGAAAGTAAAAGGCTATATGAAAGGCGGAGATATTGGTGATTCTATGCCCGGCATTGAAGGCTTAGATGCTAAGTTTGGTAAAAGTGTTGCTGACGGTAATAAGGCTACCGGAGATGCTATAGCCAAACGAATTAAAAAAGCTAAAGATTCCGAAGCTAAGTCTATGGAAGGTAGAGATCTTACCGCTAAAGAAAAGAAAGCTAAGAAGCGAGCAGCAGACAACAAGAAGTTAGACGATAAAGCCAAGAAAATGATGGGCGCATCAAAGAAAAACAACACTACTAAATCGTCTCCTTTAGATGCTCCTAAGTCTCCAATGGCTGCTATGGGTGGTGGTATGCCTCCTAAGCCTCCAATGGGCGGTATGGGCGGTGCTCCTAAGCCTCCAATGGGTGGTATGGGTGGTGCTCCTAAGCCTCCAATGGGCGGTATGGGCGGCGGTATGCCTCCTAAGAAGCCACCTATGCCTATGATGAAGTCTGGCGGCAAGGTTAAGAAGTCTGGTGGTAAGGTTCGCGGTGCTGGCATTGCTAAGCAAGGCGTACGTAAGTGTAAGATGCGCTAATGCGTAGGTACTACAAAAAAGGTGGTACCGTAAAGGACTCATGCTATAAGAAGGTGAAGGCCAGCTATAAGGTCTTCCCTTCTGCGTATGCGTCTGGAGCTATAGCCAAATGCCGGAAGAAAAAGGCTGGTAAGTAATGCGTACATACTATAAGTCTGGTGGTAAGATTCGCAAAACAGCGAAGGGTGCTGCGTTAAAGCGTTGGTTCAAGGAAGATTGGAAAGACGTTAGTACAGGTAAGGCTTGTGGTAGAAAGAAAGGTGATGGTCGTGGTACGCCATACTGTCGTCCTAGTAAACGTGTATCTTCTAAGACTCCTAAAACGTCAGGCGAGATGTCTAGTTCTGAGAAGAGTAAGAAGGTAAGAGAAAAGAAAAGTTTAGGGCAACCTGCAGGTGCTCCACGCAGAGTAAAGTCGCTAAAACGTAGAGGTAAGTGATGCGTAGATACTTTAAAAAAGGCGGATTAACTAAACGGCAAAAGACTACTTTGAAAAAACATTCTGTGCACCATAGCAAAAAGCACATGGATGAAATGAAGAAAGACATGAAAAAAGGCGCTAGTTTTAGTGAATCGCATAAAACAGCTATGAAGAAGGTAGGTAAGTAATGGCTACATCAGGTACTACATCATTTGATATGGACTTCCCAGAGATTGCTGAGGAAGCATGGGAGCGTGCCGGGCGTGAGATGCGCTCTGGTTATGACCTAAGAACAGCTAGACGCTCTATGAACTTGCTTACTATTGAGTGGGCAAACCGTGGCGTTAATATGTGGACTATAGATGAGAAGTCTGTAGATTTAGTTAAGGGTACGCAGTCATACACGCTACCTGCTGATACGGCAGATGTTATAGAGCAGACTATACGTACTAATGAGGGCGTGCAAGCTACACAGAATGATCTTGCTGTAACACGTGTCAGTGTAAGTACTTACAGCTCACTCCCTAACAAGTTAACACAGGGTAGACCATCGCAAATATTTATAGAGCGTGGTGTAGCGGCTCCTAAGTTATATGTGTGGCCTGTACCCGATAAAGATACATACAAGCTAAACTACTGGCGTTTAAGACGTATGGAAGATGCAGGTGAAGGTGCATACACAGCGGATATGCCGTTTAGATTTTTACCTTGTTTAGTAGCTGGTTTAGCTTATTATATTGCTATGAAGACTCCTGAGTTATCAGATAGAGTAGTAATGTTAAAACAGATGTATGACGAGCAATTTGAGATGGCTTCGTCAGAAGATAGAAGTAAAGTATCCGCTAGATTTGTGCCGCGTATTGGGTACCCATAATGGCCAAGTTTGCTGCAGGTAAAAAGGCGTTTGGCTTCTGCGATATATGTGGGTTTCGTGTAAAAATCCGTGATATGAAGGCGGTTATAGTTAAGCGACAAGATACTGGATTGTTAGCTTGTAGGTCGTGTTGGGACAAAGATCACCCACAAAATATGCAAGGTGAGTACCCAGTTACAGACGCAGAAGCATTACGTGTATCACGTCCGGATCAAAGTTTAACGGCTGATTCATCTGATACCAGTAGTCGAGCGGTAGACTGGGGTTGGAGTCCAGTAGGTTCAGGGCCTAACATGGCTATGGAAGTTAAAACAGGAACAGTTACGGTGACGGTAGAATAATATGGCTATGACATACGCAGAATTAAAGACTAACGTGCAAGACATTACTGAGATGTCTTTTACTGACGCACAGCTATCTATGTTTACGAAACAAGCTGAACAGAAGATCTATGGATTTATTAGAGACCTGCCCATACTAAGAAAGACTCTGGCAGGTCAATCTTTTGCCGCCACTGCAGAATACGTTTTACCTGCGGATTGTTTATATATACATAGTGTAGTGCAGCAAACCAACACTAACCGAAAAGCTATAATGCAGAAAGCGCGTGATTTTTTGTTTGAAGCCTACCCCCTTACTACTGAGGCGGTAGTTGGCAGTGATGTAGAGATAAAATACTACGCGTTAGATTCTGATGCCACAACTAACCAAGAAGCTAGTCGTATGACTATTATCGTTGCCCCCAAGTGGAACGCAAGTATTACTTTAGATGTAGAGTACCAATATCACCCACGGTCTATAGTAGATACTGATGGCGATGAAGAGCAACCTTGGCTAGGTACAAATTACGACACGGCCCTGCTGAATGGTACCCTAGTAGAAGCAGCTAGGTTTATGAAAGCAGAGCCCGACATTATACAAGGGTACGACCAGCAGTTTGTTATGGCGGTACAGCAGTTAGGTAGTTCAGTTGGGCGTATAGGTATGGATTCATATCGCCCTAAAGCAGTGCCGGCGCAACCATTAACAGTACCAGCTCCAGCACAACCACCACAGAGACAGGGCTAACCAATGGCTATAACACAAACAGTATGTACATCATTTAAGAAAGAGCTACTAGAAGGGCTACATGTGTTTGGTTCTAATTCTTTCAAGATTGCTTTGTACACGGATACCGCTAATTTGAACGCTGATACTACGGTATATACTACAGACAACGAAGTAGCTAATGGCAATGGGTATGTAACTGCTGGTGAGGCTTTAACAACAGTAACCCCGTCTAGTGGGGATGGTGTAGGGTTTGTAACTTTTTCTAATGCTACGTGGGCAAGTAGTAGTTTCACTGCTCGTGGGGCGTTGATATATAACGACACTAACGGTGACAAGGCTGTAATGGTCTTAGACTTTGGTGATAATAAAACAAGTAATAACAGCACGTTTACGGTGGCTATGCCAGCGAGTACAGCGTCTACAGCCTTAATAAGGATTACATAATGAGCACATCATATACAGGCACACTCAAATTCGGCAAACCTGCTGCAGGTGATACAGGTTGGGGTAATGTGTTAAATGGCGAAGTTACTGATATGGTAGAAGAAGCTATTGCAGGCATGTCTACCATTAATACTTGGAGTGCGGCTACTCCGGCGGTTCATACGCTTACAGAGGCAAATGGGTCTACTTCAGAATCTAGGGCTGCGATACTTAGGCTTACTGATACTACTAGCGACATAGCATCCGTAGCTAACCTCATAGTACCTGACAGCACTAAACTATACTGTATTATTAATGAGACAGGGCACACAGTCACTGTAAAAACTGCTAGTGGTACGGGTATTGCTATCCCTACAGCCGTACAAAATAACGTTGTTTGTAACGGCACTAATGTTGTAGAGCAAGTTAACTACCAAGCGTCATCTAGAGCAGGTACAATAACTTCAGACGGCCTTACTGTTGCAGGCACGTTTAAAGTAGGTACTAGCGGATCTACAGTTACTACTATTGCTGATGAAGACAATATGGCATCTGACAGCGCATTTAAGTTGG